TTACTTGTCAAAAATGGCTATTGCATCGTGTTTTTTCTGAGTATATAAATGGCTGTAAGTGCCCATCGTTTCAGTGATTTGAGCATGTCTCATGAGTGACTGTAAAACGAAAATATCTACACCATTATTTGCAAGATAAGATGCATAAGAATGTCTTAACGCGTGAATGTTATAATGGGGGAAAGCTTTTTGAAATTTCTTTTGAACATGACTGTAATGTTTGGGAGCCATTCCTCCGAAAATAAAATAACTACGTTCATCAAAATATTTGTTTAACTCTTTTTCACGTTGATGTCGTTCAGTTAACATTGTATTGATGAATTTAGGTAAAGGAACAATATCCTCTGAACTATCTGTTTTTGGTCTCGGATATATAGTTCTATTAGAGATGTCCATTGTTTTATTTATGGATATCTCTTTTTTGTATTTATTGTAGTCTGTCCAAACAAGAGCCATAGCTTCGCCAATCCTTAAACCTGTATAAAACATTAATGTAAATAACTCTCTGTAATCTTGCTCTTCAATGTCTTTGATTCTTTCTTCAAATTCTTCACGCATCATAAACTTAGGTTTTGGCTTTACACGCGGAATAGGTTTAATTGATATTGTTGGATCTGTACGTAATCCAAAGTATTTTTTAGCATAATTAATTACAACTTTAAAACCTGACCAAATTGTACGAGCAGAATTTGTTGATGCTACATTCTCTATTAGATATTTACGAAACTCTTGGCATTGATTTTGTGTTATCTTATTCATTTTTATGTGCCCGAACTTAGCTTTAAAGTGTTTATGATATTCATTTTGTTTGCGTCGTTTTGTTTTAGGTCTCAAATCGCTATTTTCTAAATAGTGATGAAAAACATAATCAAATGTTTTCGAATCACTATATCCTTCGTTTACGTCATTCAAAAAAATAGCCTCTGCTCTCTTAGCTTCACGCTTAGTTGAAAAACCGCGTTGCATCTTACGTTTGTTATTACCGTATACATCTTTATATCTAATGGAAAAATACCATTTACCTGTATTATCATTCTTATATACTGGCATTTTGCTTCTCCCTCCTCAAAATTGGCAAAAAAATAATAAGGGTAGGCGAGCTACCCGAAATTTAGTACTAGGTACTAAATGTGATATAATAAAATAAAAAGTAGGTGATGAAATGTGCGTAAAGTTTACTGACGCAGAAATAGCTTATATAAAAGAATCAGTTGAAAATTATAGTAGTGAATTTGATATTTATGACGATGAACAAGAACTTAAATTAAAAATTTATGAACAAATTATGTTAAAAATAGAGTCCGAATACAAGGATATCTATTTATTCCGTCTTATTAATTGATTTACTGTATTCGGTTAATATTCTTTCGTTTTCATCAACGATGTCCTTTAGTGTGTTTAAAAGGAAGTCGCAATCACCTTTGGCTACTGCACCAGCTTGTGAATGGTTGATTATGTTTCTCATACTATACGCAATTTCTACCCGTTTTTTGGTTCTATAATTTACTTTACCTTCTTTAGTTAATTCTCCTAATAATTTTGTGTACATAGTTGAATCGGTGTCTTTATGTTTGATTTTATTAACTTTTTTTAATTTGATTAAAAACGTTTCTATAGCAACAGCAAAGGTTGCTGCAGCTGGCAAATACAATTCCCTTTTATAAGCTTGTAATCCTTGTTCTATTTGATAAGAAAAAGTTATATCATCAACAATCTCTTTCATACTATTTAAATCTAAGTGGTTGAACGGTTGTATTTCATCATGTGCTTTGTTTATCAATCTTTCTTTCGACTTCGATATCAATGTATTGTAATGATCGTTAGCTAATCTTTTGCCATAATTAAAAAATAAATCTAAATTGTTTTGTAATATTACGGTCCCGATATATTTTCCGTAGTAAATAGATGTGTAATAAATGTAATTATTAAAATCTAATAATCCGGATTGTTCTTCTACATACTTTTTAGAATCATATATGTATGAAGTAAAGTGTTTAGACAAATATTTGATATCAATATTACGAAAATTATATATTTCTTTTAATTTACTGTCATTTGAGATAACGACGATGCAAGGTTCTTCAAAAAAAGATTGATTTAGATAAAATATCGAAATCTTGTAATCGTCTTTTCTCATGAATGGGAAAGCTTCTGGATTGCTACTAAACTGATAATTGTATCTGTTTTCAACTACATATTTGTAGCCTTCTAAAAATTTACGCAAGTATTCTTTTAAAGTTTTATTTTCTTCCATCCCTCATCCTCCTCACGCCACATAGGCGCTATTAATCTTCCTTCTTTCTTATTGAAAAAATAAAAAAGATGATTGGGATGCTTAACATTAATGGAAAAAATATGACTATTGGTAATGACAGTACCGCCATATATAAGAAGAATTTATCAAAATTATATTTTCTCATTTTCATTTCTCCTTTGTTTATATTTCCTTATATTTAAAAACTCTCAACGGCTCAAATGTGATCGAATACTCGCCATAGTGAGTTCCAATACCATATATCTTTTTATATTGTTCTATTGCTTCTAATATGTATTCTTCGCTTAATTGTAGATACTCAGACAATTCATACAAGTTACGTACGCCATAATTATAAGCTTCTACAATTTCGCGTAATGGAACAGCTGAGATAAAGCCGTGTCTACGTGCGTAATTTTCGAACTTGCGATTGTTGAATTTCGAGTAATCGGCTATATCACCGTATGTAAGTTTATTATGTGCTAATTCTTCAAAGAGAATCCCTGCCTTTTCTCTATCTGATAAACCACGCTTTATCAAAATTAAATCTCCTAACCATACCCCGTCTAAATTATCTGGAAGCACATCAGCCTCTCTTATTTCAATATAATCATGTTGTATTAAAGTTTCTTCATATAATCCCATCTGATACATCCTTTACTTACGTTTGCTTCTTATATAATCTGCATAATCTAAAACTCTTTGCCATTCGTCATCTGTCAATTCTCCTTCAAGATGAGCTGCACGATGTTGTACTTCATCATCGTTTTCTTCAACCCACCCCATTAAATACGCAGGATTAACATTTAATGCAGTAGCTATACTTTCTATAGTATCGTTTTTTAGATTTTTGATATTTCCGCTTTCATAACGTTGTACAGTAGCTTCAGTTTTACCAATTTTTCTTCCTAGTTCGGCCAAAGTCATACCTTGTTTTTCTCTTGATTGTTTCATTCTTTTTGAAAAGCACATCGTAATACAGCTCCTTTTACTTGATAGTTCTATTATAAGGAAAACTTTCGGCATTTGCAATATTTTTCTAAAAAACTTTCGTAAAATGCTTGACCTCTTTTGTAACATCATGATAAGATTACTTACGTAATGAGAAAGGTGGTGAAAAGAAATGCCTATAGATACTAAACTTTTGAAATCTAAAATGGCTTTGAAAGAACATAACATCAAAACCCTTTCTGAAGAAATTGGTGTCAATAGAGATACTTTATCTAACATGATACACGGGAGAACAAAACCATCCTACCCGGTAATAAATGGTATTTATTTTGCGTTAGAATTGACACCTCAAGAAGGAAGAGATATTTTTTTTAACGAAGACTTACGCAAAAAGAAAGTTTTAACTTAAGGAGGAACAACAAATGGAACAAACAATCAAACAATTTTTAGAATTTAGAAAGCAATTCACACCCGCACAGTGGCACGAAATCAACAGAATTATTGACGGACAATTTAGTAAAAAAGCCGCCGAGCTACAACTCGACGACCAAGATGTTGAGGTTATTAAAAATATTATTACTCAACAAAAGATTATGAAGTAACAATTTGAATAAAAGTTATTCAAAAATCACGAAAGGAAGATACAAAATGATGCTGACCAACACACTACTAGCAATTCACTTTTTCATGAATTTAGCGATATTAATTATGCTCGTAAGAATCGGTAGAGATTAACTTATACTTTTTAAGTTTGTTTATTCGTTGATTAGAAACAATCTTTATAAACGCAGGTTCTAATTCGAATTTATATAAAAACTCTGATGACGAATTAGCTATCATAACTTCTGGTTTATCTAATTGTTTATCGATTGGAGCATGCAAATAACTTGGATTATATATACCGAGAGATGAATATTCATCAGATTCCAATACTACGTTAATAGGTGTTAAAACATTTTTGTTTTTATCTAAAAATATTAATTCTTCTAAAGTATGAGTTCTAGACGAGTCATTAGCGACGACAAAATTTAATTCTACAAAATTATTTTCATAGTAGAAATTAAGATCGCTAATAACAAAACTGAACTTATTTTGAGAACGAGTATAAAAAATTGAGTATGCAGATAGACCTAAAGCTAGAAAAGCTACAACGTTTGAAAACAAAGTAGATTGTATGAATTCCATAAGAATAACCACCTTAAATATTTGATAACAACATTATACATGAAAGGAGCATAAATATTATGCAAGCATTACAAACATTTTGTTTCCAATAAAAAAACACACACCTTGTCGTAGAAGGTATGTGTTACGGAAATTTTGTTCGGTTCTAATTACTACGACTAACAGCACAATTTTTGCTGGTATCGTCCCCAGCCCTGTATGGTGCTTAGGTTTTCCGTCAAAGTCTAGCGTCCTAAAAGTTACTACCTTCTAGTACGCATACCCTAGTTAACGTCTCTTGGTTGACTGTGGAACACAACAAACGATGTTCTAATTTAGACTTACTAACCTATAAAACCACAGGATGATTTAAAACCTGGCATAAGCAAGGAAATCACCTCCCAATGTAGTGGGGTTGGATTAATTATATAACGAAATATCGTTATGGACAATAAGGAGTGGTAAGATGCTGAACTTAAAAGAATTGAGAGAAGAAAAGGGGATAACACGCTATCAACTAGCGAAGCTAACGGAATTACAAAACTCGACAATTCGATCTATCGAAACAGAGGTTAAAAACCCCGGTTTCCTCACAGTAAAAAAAATATGCGATGCACTACAAGTTGATATCGCTAATGTAAAGGAGAAATAAAATGCAAGCATTACAAACAAAATCGAACATCGGCGAAATGTTCAACATACAAGAAAAAGAAAATGGAGAAATCGCAATCAGTGCAAGAGAGTTATACAAGGCTTTGGAAGTCAAAAAACGTTTTAGCGCTTGGGCAGAAATTAACTTAAAGCATTTTAAAGAAAACAGAGATTTTACAAGTGTACTTACAAGTACGGTTGTTAATAACGGAGCTGTAAGACAACTAGAAGATTATGCTTTAACACTTGATGTAGCTAAACATGTTGCGATGATGTCAGGTACAGAAAAGGGTTTTGATTTTAGAGAGTATTTCATCCAAGTTGAAAAAGCTTGGAATAGCCCAGAAATGATTATGCAACGTGCTTTAAAAATTGCTAACAACACAATCAATCAATTAGAAACAAAGATTGAACGTGATAAACCAAAAATTGTATTTGCAGATGCAGTAGCTACTACTAAGACATCAATTTTAGTTGGAGAGTTAGCAAAGATCATTAAACAAAACGGTATAAACATCGGGCAACGCAGATTGTTTGAGTGGTTACGTCAAAACGGATTCCTTATTAAACGCAAGGGTGTGGATTATAACATGCCTACACAGTATTCAATGGAACGTGAGTTATTCGAAATTAAAGAAACATCAATCACACATTCGGACGGTCACACATCAATTAGTAAGACGCCAAAAGTAACAGGCAAAGGACAACAATACTTTGTTAATAAGTTTTTAGGAGAAAAACAAACATCTTAATAGGAGGAACGAACAATGCAAGCTCAAAACAAAAAAGTCATCTATTACTACTATGACGAAGAAGGTAATAGACGACCCGTTAATATTCAATACAACGATGGCTACGACTTAATGATAGACCAGCGTTTTATTGAAATGACGCTTGAAAGACATCCGCATTTAAAAAATAACTTTTATGGATTAATAGATGGAAAAGAATTTAAGTTAGATTAAATTTTTGTGTTAGATAATTAAAAGCTAATTTGCTTAGCAATGTTACGGACATACTAGTGGTTTTGTTTGCGACTTTTTTAACTTCTTTCCAAGTGTGATTGTCTCGGATATTATCTAAAAATTCATGCCCTGACCAAGTTATATCGTTAATTGTATAACCATAAATATGTCCATCTTCCCAACCGAATTTAACACTAACATACTTTGCTTCTTCCAGTTTTAATAATGCATACATTACAGTTTCAAAATCATATTTTCCAAATACAACATTATCTTTGAAATTGTATTCGGTGAGCGGTTCACCAATCTTTTTATTAGTTTCAATTTCTAACAAAAGATGTCTAACACAATCATGATCTAATTTCATACTTATCACTACCTTAGGTTGATAACAACATTATACACGAAAGGAAAGATAGAAATGCCACATATTTTAAACGTAACAGTTCCAATACCTGAAACACACGTGCTTATCACAAAAGATGAATATGAAGAGTTAATAGCTTACTCATTAGACCCTGTATGGAACATGAGCGACTTAAAGAAGAAATTAAAAATTGCATCTGATGAAACAATCAAAGACAGGTTATTATTTCACCCTAGACTCGAAAAAGAGTTAAGAGCACAAGGTATCGTACATTATCCTGATGAGAATTTTAATCGTTGGAGGTTTAACGCAAGAAGGATGCATAAGTTTGTAGATGAACATTTTAATGAGATTTACAAAGGAGGGCACAACAAATGAGTAAAACTTATAAAAGCTACCTAGTAGCAGTACTATGCTTCACAGTCTTAGCGATTGTACTTATGCCGTTTCTATACTTCACTACAGCATGGTCAATTGCAGGATTCGCAAGTATCGCAACATTCATATTCTATAAGGAATACTTTTATGAAGAATAAAAAAACTGCTACTTGCGCCAACAAGTAACAGTAACAAACATTTAAGAAATAAAATTCAAGTTAAATATAAAACGAAAAACGGAGGAAGTCAACCATGACTAAAAATTATAAAGACATGACGCAGGAAGAAATAAAAGACTTATTATCTGAAAAAACGGCAGAATTGTATGAATTAGCGAAAGAAATTAAGGGAGAAAGTAAATTTGATATTTTGCTTTTCTCATCAATAGGAGTTATCGACGGAGATTATTTAGCAGGTTCAAGTTCTGTGATTGGTCATACTTTTGATCTTGCTTACTTATTGGATAGCACTAAGAGTTATAAAGATATTGTCAATGTTCTCCAAATGTGTAAATCACAAAAAATTCTCGGTATAGATGACGACAAGGAGGACTAAAACAATGTATTACAAAACGGGTGACGTATGTCGAAAAATATTTAATGTAGATGGCTTTGATTTTCAATTAAGAGTTAAGAAGCGAGCATATAGTGTCGAAATAGTCGTTTTAGATCATGAAGGAAATTCAATTGACGGGCTACTAGTTTCTGACGAGAACGATCTATACACAGCTTTAGATATTTTGAAACAAAGTATTTATGAATGGATTGAAAATAACACAGATGAACAGGACAGACTAATTAACTTAGTCATGAAATGGTAG